GCAGGCCGTCGTCGATCAGCTTCGTTATCCAGCGGGGCGACTTGCCGATCAGGTCGGCCAGTTCCTGCTTGCTGATGATCTTGCCCATGGAGAAAGGACCAAACGGAAAAACGCAAACAGGCAAAGACGCCTAGACGTCCTTACGTTTTTGCGTTTTTACGCTTTTGCGTTATGAGGTTGGAGCCCGCGCCGCGCCTGGCCTCACGGTCAGGTGGGTCGCATCGCGCGGCAGGGCTCCAGAAAGGAAGTAAGGACCTCGAAAAAATCGCCCATACCCGAGCGAAACCCGCGGTGTTTCGCCCCGTGAAGGGGGGAGGGGCGGGGGAGGACCCAAAACCCGGGGCCGACGCACCGGGTTGGTGCATGGGGTCAGGCCGGCCGGTGGCGCGAGCACTTGCAGACCGCCGAGCAGCGCGTGCCGCTGGCAATGCCGGCGGCGGTAGCCTCGACCTCGAGGGCCAGAGTCTTTGCTGCTGTCAGCAGGAGCGAGGCCGCCGGCTGCGACGCGGTAGCCTCGTCACTGACGCCGGCGTACAGGCGGGCGTCGTGCGTGTGGCTGCCCGCGCTGCCAGGCTGCGTGCGGCCGAGCACGGTGCGGATCTGCTCGAGCGCCATGGTTGAGGTGCTGTGACGGGCGTCATGCAGCGCACGCTTGAGGCGGTAGCCCTCGAGCTCCCACAGCTTTTCCCGGGCCTCGGCGCGCGCCTTGGTGATAGCGATCTCAATGCCCAATGCCGGGTTGAAGTTCTCAGGGCTGGCGCTGGCGCTGGCCACGGTGCAAAGCGTGAAGCCCGAGCCATCGATCGCGGTGGCCAGCGTGGTCGTGGTTCCCGAAACCACACTCGTCGAATACGTCACTTGACGCATGAGCTCGTCGATCATCGCAGGCGTGATGCGCGGGGCGGTGAGGCCGAGATCGGCGAGGATGCTTTCGATTTTCAGTTCGTGGTTCATCGTGCTATTCAACCTTCGAGGCGACAGTGCCGCACCTTGTTATAACGACCCGCTTCGAGAAATCCCCGCAGGCGGTCACTTTTTGTCGGGAGCGTTTCCGGTAGCGATCGCGTGAGAATCACGCGCCCATTGCTGCAGCGCTTTTAACTGCTCGGCGTTGAGGTGGGCTGATTCGTAGTTGTCGGCGACGGTGCCGGCGACGGCAGAGAGTGCAATTCCCGAGCGGGCGTCATTAGGGACGCCGGCGGGGCTGGCCACGGGAGGCACATTTGCGGCTGCTGCGTCGTGCAGCCGGACAAAGCCAACAGGCACAGCACAGTGAGCGTCGGATTCCTTGGAAACATAGACGGGCACCTCTTTAATGATGGTTTTCGCAGCTTCTTTCACGACCTGCACACGGTCGACGTACTGCGTGACGACGACGTCGCGGACGGTGCCGAGCGCTTGGCCCTGCTCGAACGCCTGGCGCAGTTGCTTGGCATCGGTTTCGCGCTGGCTCGCCTGCTCGTCGCTGGCGCCCTTGACGTAACCGATCAGGACCAACAGGCAGGCAGCGAGCAACACGGCCAGCCACCCAAAAACTCGGATTCTCATTTGCCCACCAGAAACAAAGCGCGCTGCAGCTCGCGGCGCTTGGGAATGCCCGAGCAGTTGCTCGAGGCGCGGCGGCAGTCGAGGCCGGCGACGTACACCCAGCGCCGGAACTGCTCAGCGGCCGCGCGGTAGTCGCCGGCAACGGTCAGCCGGTACAGGGTGGAACGAACGACGGCAGAAATGCCGACGTTGTAGGCGAAATCAGCGACGGCGATTTTTTGCCAGATGGTTGCCCGAGGAAACGATCGCATGACGAAATCGACCGTGGCGCCGAGATCAGCCTCGAGGTACGCGGCGCACTCCTCGACCGTCGCGACGTCACCAGGGCGGACGCCGCCGGTATGGCCCGTGCAGATCGTCCAGACGCCTCCCGTGTCGGGGTAAGCCTCGAACTCGGTGCCTTCCATTTCCGGCGTCAGGACGGCTAGGCCGGCCAGGATGGCCACCCGCTCGACCGGCGCCGGCAGGCCCGTCTCGTTTACTGTGAAGCCTGCAGCGGCCAGCGACAGGGTGACGGCCGCGACGATCCGTTTAATCAACGTCATCGGGCAGCACCTCGGGGGCAGGCTTATTGCGATCGCGCAGCAGCACGGCGAGCGGCCAGATCCAGCGCCGAAACACCAGATCGAGCAGGAGGCAGACGTAGTACATAACGGGCAGCAATAGCGCCCATTTCTCCAGGGTCAGGCCGTAAACGGAAAAGGCAGCGATGCCCGGCACCAGCTTGGCGCCCTCGGTGGCGCCCAGCTCGGCTAACGGCTGTATTTTGTTGGCGTCCATCGAGTCACCAGAAATGAAAAAGCCCCGCAGGGCGCAGGGCTTGGGAAGGGTGCCAGGGCGCGGCTGGCTGAATGACAGGCACAAAAAAACCCGCTCGGGGCGGGCCTTGAGTGTGATGTATTGCGCCTATGCGTATATATCGCAGAATGTGAAATTTACAGAGATAGCGTTACTTTTGCAAGCCCTTTTTAACGGTTTTGCGTATTTACGTTTTTGCGTCGAAAACATAGATGGCCACGTCTGAATCAGCACGCAGCATGGAATCGGTAATCAGACTATCCCAATGCTGATTGGCCCAATACTGATTGGCCGGCCTCACCCACGACCGCGAACAAACGCATGGCGTATCGTCGTCGAGCCAGCCAGGCCCCGGAATGGGCGAGCCATCATGTAAACCAGTCATGCCGTACCTCAGACGTAAAAGCGTTTTTGCGTTTTTGCGTATTTGCGCACAGTGCCTAACCGTGCGTCGCGTATTCAGCCACAGCACCCTCGAGCGTCGCAATCAGGCCGCCGACAGCCGTACCAACGTACCACTGCCAGCGGCCACCCTTCTGACGAAAGCGAGGCCGGTGGGCTCCCTGATAACGCGGCAAATCGGGGTCATTCACGACGCGCCAGGTGTGCCAGGCGCGCCCCTTGGTGGCGGCCGCCTCGCCGCGTGCCTTGCAGCCGGGACAGATCACCAGCGTGCGCTTGGTGGACACGTCATGGCGCTCCTCGGGAGCGGTGCCGCAATGCACGCAAACGTCCATCAGTAGCTATCGCTCGAGCTGCTCGAGCTCGACGAATCGCAGGAGCTGCTCGAGCCCGACCAGTCGCTGCCGCTCGAGCTGCTCGAACAGTCGTGATGCCGACTCGATTCGTGCGAGGCGGGCGCCACCCATACGTCATTTTGCGTCATGCCGTAGCCCAGCGGGTCGAGGTGATACGGTGCCGGCGAGCTGCTCGAGGAGCTGCTCGAGGGGCGGACCGAAACCGACACTCGAGGATTAGGAGTGGCGACCTTTGCGGCGGTAGCCTTGGGACGCTTGAACAGTCGTTTTAACAGTTGCAGCATGGTCTAGCCCTCTTAGATACCGCGATCAATCAGCACGTAGTCATAGCCCTCGAGGCGAGCCGCCAGGGCGCGCAGAGCCTCGCGGTCGATCTTGTCCAGCTCGGCGGCCATAAGGTCCCACCGCGGCGCCCAATGCTGGCGCCAGTTCGTCTCGGTGACTTTCATCAGCTCGGCCAGGCGCGGACCGCCGTGCAGCACCTTGCCGCTGTTATGGCGAGCCTTACCGTTCTGTACGGCCAGGTGAATCAGGGAGCGGGCGCGGCCGTGCGTTTTGGCCTGCAGCTTGCCGAGGAGGGGCTCGACGCGTGCCCACAGCGCGCAGACGACCCCGGCCTCGTCATCCCACGCGGTCGAATCGCCGTAGGCGTAGCGCAGCCACTGGCCTTGCTCTGTTTCGATCTGGCCGACTTCCCGGGCGACGCGAGCGTCTTGGAAAGCGAGGGGGCCGAGGGGAATGGCGCTCTTTTTCTTGGGCCGAGTCTCGCTGGCGATCACGCGTGTCGTTCCTTTGGCCAGGGCGGCCACGTAGGCTTTCGGCAGGCGAGTCACTTGGCCGTCATCGGCCTGGCACTGCGCACGCTCCTCGAGCATATCCGCCGGGATAAATTCGCCTTTCAGGCGTTCGGTGGTGTAGGGGGCGACATAGGTGCCATCGTCCTCGCGGTAGTGCTGGGGACCCAGGAACGCGCCGAGGACGAGATCTCGCATATTGCCGAGATCCTGCGCCTCGATCTGCCCAGGACGACGACGCGGCGCGCGGCGCGCCGGGAGAGGTTTAGGCTCTGCGAGCAGCACCAGGGGGACGTATACAAAAGCGTCAGGCGCACACTGCAGCGCGCCGGCCGGGGCCTTGTAGCCGATGGATAGGGGTTCAGTGGCGGACACGAATATCTCCCCGCTCGATTTTGGTCTGGCAGACGATGCAGGTGCGCGCGTAGGGCTGCGCCCGGAGGCGCTCGTAGCCGATATCGAAACCACACTGCTCGCAATTGCCGCGGGTGGGACGGAACGCCAGGGCAGCGCCCCGGGCGATCGCTGCAGCGGCGCGCTGGTCCGTGAAGGCGGCGCCAATGTCGAGCTGCAGGTCGACCATGCGGTCGGCGGCGTCAGGCATGGGACACCTCGCAGAGCTTGCGGCTTGCCTCTTGAACCCACCGGCGCGCGGCCCGACTGCCCATCAGCGCGAATTCGCTATCGGCCTCGGCCTGGCTGGCGAAAGTGTAGGTTTGCTCCATGCGACGGCCCATTAGGCGCGCTTCCAAACGAATCGCCGGGACACTGCCGCCGGCGGGTTGCTCGTTGATCGCGATAACGGTTTGTCGCTCGCCCATGCGGAACACTTTCAGCCAATCAGCCATGCCACACCTCGGGCAACGTTTTATGAGAAGTCAGGGCGGCGAAGGCGTGAGGATCACGCGCGGCCAATTCATCAGCGCGGGCGATCAGGTTGGCGATTATCTCGATCTCCTCCTCGCAGCCGGCGAGCTCAGCGATCCGCACCAGGGCG